GAATCAAGAGGTTGAAGAGACAAAGACTACACTTGAAGAAAAGTATGGTCGTGTAAACATTAACCTTGACGATGGCAGTTATACTGCTGTTGAGGAAGAAGAATCTAAGTAATGAGTAGTGTTATAAGAAAAATCAGCATAGGATCTGATTATAAAAATGATGCGATGCACTACTCTATTGGGCAACAGGTGTATGGTGGTCATGAAATATCTGATATTCTCTTTGATGAGAAAGATAACTCTTATAACATATACATAAAGAAAGGTGATGAGATCTTACCTTGGAAAAAGTTCAATAGTAATATGGCTATTTCAGTCGAATACGACTTGCAGTATTAATGAAAAGTATCCACGATTTTATCGTAAAACCCATAGAGGGTAGATACAACAATACTGTCAAGGTTAATGAGATTGATTTAATAGTTAATACTAGGATAGAGGAGTACAAGAATATAAGTAATGTTGCTGAAGTTGTTGCATTACCATTAGCCATAAACACCGATGTAAAAGTAGGTGATAAAGTTATTGTACATCACAATGTATTTAGAAGATTTTATGATATTAGAGGAAACGAAAAAAATAGTAGGAGTTTTATTAAAGAAGATATGTATGCTTGTTCACCTGATCAAATATACATGTACGGAGCAAATAAGGCTCATCTGGATTATTGTTTTGTAAAACCTTTAGTAAGTCATGATATTTTTTCTTTAGATAGAGAGAAGCCTCTTGTAGGATTGTTGAAACACGGGAACAAAGGTCTTGAGGAAATGGGTATAAACGAAGAGGATTTAGTATCCTTTAGGCCAACGTCAGAGTTTGAATTTATCATTGATGGCGAATTATTATATTGTATGAAATTAATTAACATTGTTGCGAAACATGGACGTAAAGGAAACGAAGAGGAATATAATCCTAGCTGGGCAAAAAGCAGTTGAGGAATTAATAAAGGTTGCTAAAGAGGCTATTGTTGATTCAGATGATGATTTAACAGCAGACAAATTAAAGAACGCCGCAGCAACTAAAAAGCTTGCAATTTTTGATGCCTTTGAAATTCTAAATAGAATTGAACAAGAAGAAGAACTGTTAGACGATAAGCCTAAAGACGATACTAAAAAGAAGAGCGAGTTTAAAGGATTTGCAGAAGGTAGAGCTAAATTTAGTTAGTATGTACGAACAGACATTATATAAAGTTCTAGATAACTACATAAAAGCTGCTACCATAAAAAAGAACAACAGGCACAAGTCCTGGAAGTATGGTTATGATGCAGATCATGACATGGTCATTATAAGTAAAACTGGTAAGATAGGAGAGATTTACGAAATACAAAATCTCAAAATAGCTTTACCTGCTGAATTTGAAATTCAAAACTTTAAAGGCCAGCGATGGGTTAACACAGAATACCCTAAGGAATTAAGTAGAATAAAAACAATCTTTGATTGGAAGGAATATCCTGAAGATTTTAAAGAACAATGGTACGATTATATTGAGAAAGAATTTGAAAGAAGGGAACAAGGATTTTGGTTTAATAATAAGGGTAACCCTACTTACATTACTGGCACTCATTATATGTACTTGCAATGGTCAAAGATTGATATTGGGCCGCCAGACTTTAGAGAAGCAAACAGATTGTTTTATATATTCTGGGAAGCCTGCAAGGCAGATTATAGATGTTTTGGAATGGACTACCTTAAAAACAGACGGAGTGGATTTTCGTTCATGTCATCTGGAGAAATTGTCAACCTCGCAACTATGTCTACTGACTCTAGATACGGCATACTTTCAAAGTCAGGGCCTGATGCAAAAAAAATGTTTACCGACAAGGTTGTACCAATATCAGTCAATTATCCGTTCTTCTTCAAACCAATCCAAGATGGTATGGATAGACCAAAAACAGAATTGGCATATAGAGTCCCTGCTTCAAAACTTACAAGAAGGAAGCTTGACGCTAATGACAACCCAGAGGATCTCAAAGGATTGGATACTACGATTGACTGGAAGAATACAGGTGACAACTCCTATGATGGAGAAAAATTAAAGTTACTTGTACACGATGAATCTGGTAAGTGGGAAAGACCTAATAACATACTTAATAACTGGAGGGTAACAAAAACTTGTCTTAGATTAGGTAGCAGAGTTATTGGGAAGTGTATGATGGGTTCAACATCAAATGCTTTGGATAAAGGAGGAGATAATTTTAAAAAGTTATATTATGCATCAGACGTCACAAAGAGAAACAGCAATGGACAGACTGCTTCAGGATTATATTCTTTGTTCATACCTATGGAATGGAACTACGAGGGATACATTGATTCTTATGGACTACCTGTATTCGATACTCCCGAAAAGCCAGTCGAAGATCAGTATGGAATACCGATAACAACGGGTGTAATAGATTACTGGAATAACGAAGTAGAAGGTCTTAAAAACGACCAAGATGGATTAAATGAATTTTATAGACAGTTTCCTAGAACAGAACAGCATGCTTTCAGAGATGAAGCAAAAGAATCTTTATTTAATCTAGCAAAAATATACCAGCAGATAGATTATAATGAGTCTATGGCTGCAAGCACATTAGTTACAAGAGGGAACTTTCAATGGGAGAATGGTATTAAAGATACAAAGGTTTCTTTTATGCCAAACAAAGATGGAAGATTTTATATAAGTTGGATACCGCCAATTAGTCTACAAAATAGAGTTATATCAAAAAACGGAATTAACTATCCTGGTAATGAGCATTTAGGGGCATTTGGTTGTGATAGTTATGATATATCCGGTACTGTTGACAGCAGAGGTTCTAATGGAGCTTTACATGGGTTAACTAAATTTAGCATGGAAGAGGCGCCAAGCAATCATTTCTTTTTAGAATATATTGCAAGACCTCAGACAGCAGAGATATTTTTTGAGGATGTATTAATGGCTTGCGTATTTTATGGTATGCCAATACTAGCAGAAAATAATAAGCCAAGACTTTTATATCATTTTAAAAGAAGAGGTTATAGAGGGTATTCAATGAATAGACCAGACAAGGTATATAATAAATTATCTATAACAGAAAGAGAGATAGGCGGTATACCTAACTCAAGTCAAGACATTATGCAAGCACATGCTGCTGCAATAGAAACATATATAGAGGAACTTGTGGGAATTTTAGGTGATGATGAGATGGGAGATGTTTACTTTCAAAGAACATTAGAAGACTGGGCAAGATTCAATATAAACAATAGAACAAAACATGATGCTTCTATAAGCTCTGGTTTAGCTATTATGGCTTGCAACAGAAATAGATACGCACCTGTAAATAGAGTGGTAAGAAAAAATATAAATCTAGGATTGAAGAGATACGACAACTCTGGAAGTTATTCAAAAATAATAAATTAAATGAACGTAGGCGCAAACCCAAATAGTGTATTTCCTAGCCAAGTTGTTAGTGACGTAGAAAAATCAAGTTACGAGTATGGCGTTCAAGTTGGTAGAGCTATAGAGCAAGAATGGTTCAGACAAGGAGGAAACGGTAATAGGTACGCAACAAACTATAATCATTTTCACACATTAAGACTTTACGCAAGAGGAGAACAACCTGTACAAAAATATAAAGATGAGTTAGCAATTAATGGTGATTTATCTTATTTAAACTTGGACTGGAAACCAGTACCTGTTATTTCTAAATTTGTAGACATCGTAACAAACGGTATCACAGAAAAGAAATATGAGATTAGTGCTTATGCACAAGATCCTTCTTCTGTTAAAAAAAGAACTAATTATGCAGAGTCTATTATGCAAGATATGGTTATTAAAGAAGAACTATATCAACTACAAGATTCTATAGGAGTTAATGCTTTTAATACAGAAAACCCTACAAGCTTACCTGAAACTAAAGAAGAACTATCTCTTCATATGCAGCTTGACTATAAGCAGTCAATTGAGATAGCTGAAGAAGAAGTTATAAATCAAGTACTTGCTAAAAACAAGTTTGATGAAATAAGAAAAAGATATAATTACGATCTAACTGTATTAGGAATTGGAGCTGTAAAAACTACTTGGAACAAAGCAGAGGGAGTTGTTACTGAGTATTGTGATCCAGCTAGAATGATTTATTCTTATACAGATGATCCTAATTTTGAAGACATATACTATGTTGGAGAAGTCAGATCTGTAACAATACCTGAGCTTAAAAAGCAATTTCCAAATATACCAAACGAAGAGTTGCTTAGAATAGAGAAAATGCCTGGTAATAGAGAGATTATTACTGGTTGGAATGGTTATGATGAAAATACTGTTCAGGTGTTATATTTTGAGTACAAGACTTATAACAACCAAGTATTTAAAATAAAGAAAGGGCCAAACGGTTTAGAAAAAGTTATACAAAAATCAGATGACTTTAACCCACCTGAAAACGATACATTTAAAAAGGTATCTAGAAGTATAGAGGTTTTATATAGTGGTGCTAAGATTTTAGGTAACAATCAAATGTTACAGTGGAAGCTTGCTGAAAACATGACAAGACCTTTTGCAGATACTACTAAGGTTGAAATGAATTACATTATATGTGCACCACGAATGTATAATGGAAGAATTGATTCTGTTGTAAATAAAATTACTGGATTTGCAGATATGATTCAATTGACGCATCTTAAGTTACAGCAGGTAATGTCAAGAATGGTTCCTGATGGAGTATTCCTAGATGTAGATGGACTAGCTGAGGTTGACTTAGGTAATGGAACAAATTACAATGCGGCAGAAGCATTAAACATGTATTTCCAAACTGGTAGTGTTTTAGGTAGATCTATGACACAAGATGGAGAATTGAACAGAGGAAAGATTCCAATTCAAGAGCTTCAGTCTTCTAGTGGCGGTGCTAAGATACAGTCATTAATCCAAACGTATCAGTACTACTTACAAATGATAAGAGACGTTACAGGATTAAACGAAGCAAGAGATGGTTCTGCTCCAGCCAAAGATGCACTAGTAGGACTTCAAAAGATGGCCGCTAATCAATCCAACGTAGCAACTAGACACATATTACAAGCAAGTTGTTATTTAGCTCTTAGAACGTGCGAGAACATCTCTAGAAGAGTTGCTGACTCTCTTGAGTTTGTTTTAACTGCAAATTCTTTAATGAGTAGTATATCTAATTTTAACACAGCAACATTAGCAGAAATATCAACTCTTAATTTGCACGACTTTGGTATTTTTCTTGAACTTGAGCCAGATGATGAAATTAAAGCTCAATTAGAACAAAATATACAAGTTGCTTTACAAAGTGGTGGTATAGACTTAGAGGATGCAATTGATATTAGACAAATAAAAAATATCCAGTTAGCAAATGAAATGCTAAAGGAAAGAAGAAAGAAGAAACAAGCTGCAGCTCAACAAGCGCAGCAAGCCAATATACAGGCACAAGCTCAAGCTAATGCGCAACTTGCAGAGCAGACGGCAATGCAAGAGGTACAAAAGCAACAAGCGTTAACGGCAGAAAAAGTAGCTATCGAGCAAGCTAAGTCTCAGTTTGAGATACAAAGGATGCAAACAGAAGCTCAAATAAAGAGAGAGCTTATGGCTGAGGAATTTAATTTCAACATGCAATTAGCTCAAGCTAGAATAAAAGCTGAGTCTGAAAGAGACAACGATATTGAAGACCGCAAGGACAAGAGAACAAAAATTGCTGGAACACAACAATCGGAAATGATTGATCAAAGACAAAACAATTTATTACCAAAGAACTTTGAAAGTTCTGGAAATGATGTAATGGGTGGTGGTTTTGGATTAGGTCAGTTTGATCCTAAATAATTTTTTTTAATTTATATTATATTATATTATGTCAGAAGAAGAGAAAACCGGAAGTATCAAGATCGAAAAGAAACCGTCGATGAAAAAGCTTGGTAAACAACCAGAAGTAACTAAATTAGATTTATCTGCTGCAAAGCCACCAGCTGAATCTGATGTAACAAGAGTTGAAATAAAGCCAAAGGAAACTGAAACAAAAGCAGAAGTAAAAGAGCAAGTAGTAGACAAAAATACTAGTGATGATGACTTTGCTTTAATTCAAGAAGTAATAGACGAAGAAGTAAAAGAAGTAACTCAAGAAATAAAAGAAGCAGTAAGAGATGAGAGAGTCTCTGGTAAACCGCTTCCTGAAAATATTGAGAAGCTTGTTAACTTTATGGAAGAAACAGGAGGTAATGTTGAAGACTATGTTAGATTAAATGCTGACTATAGCTCTGTAGATAATAACACATTACTGAAAGAGTATTATAAAAAAAGCAAACCACATCTTGATGATGAGGAAATAAATTTCCTTTTAGAAGATAATTTTTCGTATGACGAAGATTTAGATGAAGAAAGAGATATACGTAAACGAAAGCTTGCGTTTAAAGAAGAGGTTTCAAAAGCCAAAAACTTTTTAGAAGACTTGAAGGGTAAATATTACGATGAGATTAAGTTAAGACCAGGCGTAACCCAAGAGCAGAAAAAAGCAATGGATTTCTTTAACCGATATAATGAAGAGCAAAGCTTAAATAGCCAAAAGCACGATAGGTTTAAAAAAGCCACATCTGACATGTTCAACAACGACTTCAAAGGTTTTGATTTTAACGTTGGTGAAAAAAAGTTTAGGTATGGTGTTAATAATCCAACTAGTCTTGCCGACAAACAGTCTGATATTTCTAATATTCTTGGAAAGTTTCTAGGAGAAAACGGAGAGGTATCAGATCACGAAGGTTATCATAAAGCGATGTATGCAGCTTCAAACGTAGACAAGATTGCAAGTCACTTTTATGAACAGGGTAAAGCAGACGCTGTTAAGGATGTTATAAGTAGTTCAAAGAACATTTCAGATAGTCCAAGACAAACAGCAAGCGACAGTGTTTTTATTAATGGTATTAAAGTCAAAGCTATAAGTGGAGCTGATTCTACAAAACTAAGAATTAAAACTACAAAATTTAACAATTAAAAAAAATAAAACAAAATGGGACAATTTTTTCCAACCACACTTGATCCACTAGGATCATTTAGCATTCAGCCAATGCCTAGCAAAATGACTAGGTCTGAAAATTATTTAGACTTCACAAGTACTGGAGCAAACTCAAACAACTTTGCACAGCAATATTTACCAGAGCTTTATGAAGCTGAGGTAGAGCGATACGGAAACAGAACTTTATCTGGATTCTTACGTATGGTTGGTGCTGAGATGCCAATGACATCTGATCAAGTTGTTTGGTCAGAACAAGAGAGATTACACATCGGCTACAAAAGTGGAGCTGGTAATTTAACTGTTTTAATTAGTGATGTTTCTCCTGCAGCAGGCGTTGTGTCTACTGTTACATTAGGAGCGGGTCACGTAAACTCTGTTAGAATTGGTAACACTGTAGTTATTACAAACCCTGCTACAGATGTTACGCTTAAATGCTACGTACAAAATGTTACTGGTAATATATTAAGTGTATACTCTTATACAACAGCTAACATATCAAGTCTTGGAGCTAATGCTACTCCTGTAAACTTATTTGTTTATGGTTCTGAGTTTGCTAAAGGAACAAACGGAATGTTAGGATCTTTAGATGCTCAATTCAAGCAGTTCAGCAACAAGCCTATTATCATAAAAGATAAGTATGAAATTAACGGATCTGACACTGCTCAAATTGGGTGGGTTGAAGTTGCTGCTGAAGATGGAACAAACGGATACTTATGGTATTTGAAGTCTGAAGGAGAAACAAGATTGCGTTTTCAAGATTACTTAGAAATGGCAGTTATTGAAGGAGAAAAAGATACAATAGGTAATATTGCTGCTGAATTCGCTGGAGCTGCTGGAGCTGGTGGTGCAGGATCTATAACTAATGCAGGTACTCAAGGTTTATTCTCTGCTATTGAAGAAAGAGGTAACGTATATCAAAACTATGCTAGTGGAAGTACTGTTGCTGGGACACGAACTGCTTTGGGAGACTTTGATTTTATTCTTCAAAACCTTGACAAACAAGGAGCAATTGAAGAAAACATGTTATTCTTAGACAGAGCTACAACTCTTGATTTTGATGATATGTTAGCTGCGCAAAACTCTTACGGAGCAGGTGGTACATCTTACGGTGTGTTTGAAAACTCTGCTGAGATGGCATTAAACTTAGGATTTGATGGTTTCAGAAGAGGTTCTTATGACTTCTACAAGACTGACTGGAAATACTTAAACGATGCTACAACTAGAGGTTTAGTAAACAATGTATCAGGTGTTATGGTTCCTGCTGGAACAAGCACAGTATACGATCAGATGTTAGGAACTAACATTAGACGACCATTCTTACACGTACGTTACAGAGCTTCTGAAGCTGACGATAGAAGAATGAAGTCTTGGATCACTGGATCTGTTGGAGGTGCTTATACTTCTGAATTAGATGCAATGACAGTTAACTTCTTATCTGAAAGATGTTTAGTAACTCAAGCAGCTAATAACTTCGTGTTATTTACAGCTACTCCTGCAGCTTAGTATTAACTATTGTAATGTTACCCTCGTCTTTTAGGCGGGGGTAATTATTACTTTTATTTACTCTTATTATATTTTATATTATGAAAACAAAAGAAAAAACAAAAGAAAACAAAACTTGGGAAATTAAAGACAGACGTTATTATTTAAACAATGGAAAGTCTCCTTTAACATTCACATTATCTAGTAAACATTCATATTCTCATCCACTAATGTACTTTGATGAAGAATTAGGGTACTCTAGAGAACTAAGGTATGCAACTAACCAAAAGTCTCCTTTTGTAGACGAACAAGAAGGCACTTCAACAGTAGCACATATAATGTTTAACGATGGTGTATTAATGGTTCCAAAAGAAAAACAAAACTTACAACTTTTATTATCTATATATCATCCACAGCTAAATAAAACATATTTAGAACAAGATCATATAGCCGAAGCAACTGATGAGTTAGATTACATGCAACTTGAAATCGAAGCATTGAATTTAGCTAACACTTTAGATCTTGATCATGCAGAAGCAATATTAAGAACTGAATTAGGAAGCAGCGTTGCTAGTATGACAAGCAAAGAACTTAAAAGAGACTTAATGTTATTAGCAAGAAACAACCCGGCTTTATTTATAAGCTTGGCTAATGATGAGAATGTTGAACTTAGAAGTTTTGGTATTAGAGCGGCTGAAGCCGGAATTATTAAGTTGTCACCAGATCAAAAAACATTTTCTTGGGCTGCCAACGGCAAAAAGCTTATGACTGTACCATTTGATGAGCATCCATACTCTGCATTAGCAAGTTGGTTCAAAACTGACGAAGGTATGCTAGTTTATAAAAGTATAGAGAAAAAATTCTCTTAACGTGTAACTATAATTTATGATGATAGGTCAACTTATTGTTGGCCTATCTTTGTAAATAAAATAAAATATTAATATGGCAATAAATGTAAATACAGTTTATAAGACTGTGTTATTAATACTTAACAAAGAAGAAAGGGGCTATGTTACTCCAAACGAGTTTAATAACATTGCCACACAGGTCCAATTAGAAATATTTGGTAATTATCATAATGATTTAAATCAGCAATTAAGAGTACCACAAACAGATACAGACTATGCAGATCGTGTTGCTTCAATTGATGAACGTTTATCTATATTTAAAACAGAAGGGCCAGCAACGTATACTCCAACAGCCGGGACAATTCCAGCACATTTTTCTTTGCCAACCACAGATATTTACGGTAATACAGTTGACCTTTTTACATTAGGAACTGTATCTTACAAAGAACAAGTCGAACTACAAAGACTTCAAAGAATGGAATTTTATAACATTCAAAAATCTCCATTAACAAAATCTACAGAAACATACCCAACATATTTACTTGAGAACGACAGACTTTATGTAAAGCCTGATACTGTTACTAGCCAAATAAACGTAAACTTTTTAAGAAAGCCACTAGATACTAGATGGGGATACTTTGTCGGTTCCGTTGGGCAACTTATTTACGACTCAACTGTTTATGGGGCAAGTCTTATAAATACTGGAGCTAGTACATTAACATCTAGTATCAGTACAAATCCAGTAAATAAAAATGCAACAACATCGACTGGAGTTACACAAAGCTCCACATCTGGCTCAGGTGCTGGTTTAACTGTAACAATTACTACTTTAGGAGTTAATGGTTCAGCAAACGTTACAAGTGTAGATGTTACTAGTGCTGGAACAGGTTATTCGCCTGGGGACATAATTACATTTTCTGGTACTAGCTTTGGCGGTGGAGTAGGAGGTGACTTAGTAATAACTTTAACAGCCGCAAACTTTAATGCTAACAGCACATATGGTTCTACACAGATAGAATTAGATGTAGCAGAGCAAACAGACTTTATACTTAGAACATTGTTTTATTTTGGTGTTGTTGTAAAAGATCCACAGATCATACAGGTTGCTGCTAGTAAAGTACAACAAGACCAAATGAACGAAAAAAGCTAATAAGATATGCCAAATCCAAATGGTGGTTTAATCACCGAAACTAATGCACAATACTACGCTGGACAGCAAGCTTTTAAAGGAGATGGTGTAACGGCAGACTTCACTTGCACGTTTAATACTGATTTAGTTGCAACGGTAGCAGGTGTTTCTAATACAAACTTTTCTGTAACAGTTAATGGAATAATTGTAACTAACTATACCTTATCTGCAACAAATACAATTACATTCGCTGTAG